CTTCAGGAAGGCGTCCGAGCCCCCGGTGCCGACCTCTAGGAGTTCAACCTCCCACTTCTCCGGGATGATGACCGCCGAATTGCCCTGCATCCTTCGGAGGAAGTCCAGGACCTCTTTCTTTTCAGTCTGAGCCGACCCGGGAGGGTACTTGCCGACCGCAGTCGGGGATGCAAACTTCTCCAGGTGTGCGCCCCACCACTTCTCCAATGCCTTTTTGATGAAGTAGGGCCTGTAAACCGGCTGAAGATCTGACCGCCCATAATACCCTGTCGGCTCCTTCTGGTAGGAGTAGACGATGAACTTGTCGGTCGGGTACTTGCGCTCCTTGCCGGTCACTTTCTGGACAACGCCCCACCGGAGCATGTTGCCGAATCGGTCCACCCGGAGTTGGATGCCATGAGGCGGCTTGGCCTTCAGGGCCTTGACCCCCAGGTATCCAGCCCATGGGCCAGATTCATAACGCCCCCAGATGATCTCCACACAGGCAAAGCCATAGCGCAGGGCCTCCATCAAGTCCCGAAGGAACTCATGGGTAGAGCCTTGCATGTGGTCCAGGGTGTACTTCAGGAAGTCGAGGTGTTTCTTGCCGCCCTCGGCGGCGGTGTACTCCCACCCGGTCATCAATCTGGCCATGACCTTCGTGTGGTGGCAGGCACGGACCTGGGCATCCGTGGCATACATCTCATCGAAGACCTCAAGGCCCTGAGACTGTGAGACGGGATCGGTATATGGGGGGCCAATGGTGGCCTCAAGGGCCACGGGGGAGGTCACTGAGAGCGCGTATTCCCTCTCAGTGAGAGACTGCTCCTGGACCTCATTGCCGTAGGCGTCGAAGAGAAGCGAATTCAGTCTGCCCATTTCATCTCCTTGCCAATGGCACTTTGGTCAACCCGGTGTGGAAAAGTCAAGTACGGAACCAGTCAATCGCCCTTGGAATGGCAAGTCGATAAAAGCATCAAAGGTAGTGATCGAAGTCCATTCGTTCACCTGCGACCTCGGGTTCAAAGGGCTGGTAAGAGTCCCTGATGCCCATGATCAGGTACCTCATGGCATCCATGCAGTGATCCCGACGCTTCTTCGGCTTCTCCGGGATGTTGGTATCCATCGTGTCCTCGTACTTGTAGTGCGTGATCTCAAAAACGAGATCCTTCAGGCCGGGGGCAAAGGTCAACATGGACGGGTCATTCTCCATCATCGAGGCCACCGCAGCGATGCCACCCGGGATGTCACGGTTGCAGGAATTCTCATCATCGACCCGGACGCCAGCGTTGTAGGACTGCATGACCAGATCCTTGGCGCTTTCATCGATGAAGAATTGCACTACACCGTACTTCTCCTGGACCTCCAGGAGCTTCTTGACCAGTTCTGGGGAGGTCATCCTCGGCTTCACGAACTCGTAGAAGATGTGGACCCTGAGAGGCTTCTCAGACAGGACCCCACCAAGCATGATTACCGACGGGTTGGCAACCCCCCAGTCCACACCGGCCAAGATGCGTGAGTACCGGGTGACGGGATAGAAGTTCATGTCGATGTGGATGGCCGGATCGAAGGGGTAGACCATGCCACCAACAGCCACGAACTCCGCGCCATACTCCTGCCGGAACAGGAGGTCTGGGAGATCCTTCTTGGCGGCAGCGATCTCCCCTGGGTCAATCAGTGGGTTTGAGGAAGAGGGGTTCTGGAAGGACTCCCATTGATCGTCCTTGCCCTGCCCAAGAGCCCACAAGGAGTAGAAGTAGTTGAACCCCCTGGGGGTGGAGATCAACAGGGCGTCCCCACGCCGGTCAGAGAGGGTCGGCCTGATGTACTGGGTCCACACCTCTTCCTTGAGAACCGCTGCCTCATCGATGATCACAAGGTCATGGCCATCGCCCAGGATACCCTCAGGCTTGTCGGCACTCTTCTTCACCACCCGGGCACCCCATGGCGTCCTGATCTCGTATTGGGTCACCCTGGAGGTCGGCATGGATTTCTCCTGCACGATCCTCCGATGCACCTCGTTGAACACGATGTCCGCATGGGAGTAGGTCGGGCCGACCACAGCCACAGAGGCATTTGGCAGTCCCAGGTACGTTAGGGCTTCCTGAGAGACAGAGTAGGATTTGCCGAATCGACGACCACAGCATACTACCCTGAATCGAGCCTCTGACATGTGGATATTCCATTGCCCCTCCGAGTGTGGATTGTACCCAACAGAGGCGAACCAATCCTTCTTGTATTGGTTCGGAATTTTACCCATCGATTACCTCGCCATCTTCAGCCCTCTGCTTGTTCATGAAGGCCTCGAAAGGACTCTTTGGCCCCTCGGCGGCATTCGGGTCGGGAGAGCCGGTGAGGATGTGCTGCAACCGGACATTCTCCTGCATGACCCTGAGGAGTTGTTCAAGGCTCTTGGCCTCAGGTTTGTCGTTCTGGAGACGCTCAAGGATCTGCCCCTCGATGATCTCGGTCAGCTTCCACCACCGCTCAAACCTCTTGGCGGTCTCATCGGCCAGGGAGACTACAAGCTGATCCCGGGCAGCGGACATCACCTCATTCCTGAAGGCGTTCTTGTCTTTCACCCGCAGCCTCTGACGGGCCATGGGGTAGGACAGGCCCTTCTCTTCAGCGAACTCCTTCACCGAGCCGGTGTAGACATTGAACTCCATCTGGAGGGATGCCCAGTCATTCCCCATCGCTCACCCTCGGGTCCTGCTCGGTAAGGGGTTCCTGGGAAGAATGGACAGCCATAATCTCCAGGGCCTGCCACCTGTTCCCCCTGGTGAGGCCGTAATAGGCGGCAATCCTGTCCACCTCGGCCTCGATGACAACGGCAGCATCCTTGGGGACAGCCTTCCTGCCCATCAGGGACGCGAGGGTTACCCAGTCATCCTCCTCCCCCTCACCGGGAAGGGTGATGTCGCGGTTGGCCAATTCATCGAGGTCGATGGAGGCAACGTCGATGATGTTCTCAAGCTGGTCAGCGGTGTAGGGCATGGTCGAGAGGAGATCCTCAACGTCCAACTCCTTCTTCAGGTTGGCCAGCATCTCAGAGAGGAGGATCGGGTCGGCGTCACCGCGAAGCTCATTCATGGTGATGGTGAGCCTCTTTGCCGTGGGTTCATCGACATCGATGATCACGACAGGGATCTCCTCATGGCCAAGATCCTTGCAGGCCCTCCACCGATGTTCGCCGTCGATGATCTGGTAGGAGTCCTCGCCACCAGGGAGGGGCCTGACCAGGACAGGATCGATCATGCCGAAGCGATTGATCGATTCCTTCTCCTTCTCAAAGACCGGTGCGCTCATCCTGTTCGGATTCCAGTTGTTTGGAAATAGCCTCTCCATCGATATTGACTCGGTGCGCGGCATTGGCCAGCCTCCTGTTCCAGATGTTGGTAATCTCTCTCTGCATCTCGACGAGATGGCAGATGTTCTCGACGCACAGGGCGTCCTTGTCGGCCCGTCGGCCTGTGATCTTTGCGCCGACATCGTGAGAGATGTGGTGCCGCAATTCCCTGAGGTGTCTGGCCTTGGCGGCATCGGTGTTAGAGCCGGCTTTTTCCAGGGTCCTCTTGAGCGACCGGAGGGAATTCTTGGTGATCATGTACCCATGCCCACCTACACGCGAATCATAGAACTCGCTCTGGCCGAACTTGTCGGTGGTGGTGAAGGCGGTGGTCGAGTCGGCGGTGTCTAGGTTGGAGGCCTCCATGAGGGGTCGGCGTACCGCAGCGAATCCGTGACATCTCTTCCCGTGCGAATGGACCTGATCAACGAGCCGCCTCCAGAGAGGAGGATCAGAGTAGGGAATGTCGCGATTGAACCCCATCCAGTGAATGTCGGGGTGGTTGAGCATGATGTCCCACCCCTTCTGTCCGAGTTCGCGGTGCCATACGAAGATGCAAGGCCTGCCGCTCTTTTGTTGGTACTGGAACATGAGGGGCCAGACATCCTCGATGATCTTCTGGTTCCCGTAGAGCTTGTAGAGATCAAGATCGACGAATCGATCCCATAATGGAGACAGTCTATCGAGGTATCTGAAGTAGGCATCGCAGTAGTCCTCTATGGTTGCATAGGGAAGCTCCAGGCCCCCCTGCGCGTTGAGGTAGGTGAAGGCCCCGGAATCCACAATGCATTCATCGCCATTGGCCCGGAGCCATGCCCAGTATTTGATGGCCTGGGTGGACTTCCAATAGGCGAAGGACATGAGGTAGTTGACCTCACCGGGGTACCGCTTCATGACCTCACGCGCCCGACGCATGTGCCCCACCGATGCCGACGCCACGAAGAAGATTTTCATCAGATCCAATCCCTGCCGGGGGCAAGCGTCTGGGTCTCTGCCATCCATGACCCCTTGGACTCTTTGGGTGTTCTCCAGCCCTTGCCCCACACCAGTTCACAGTATTCGACAGCAGGCCACAGCATCGGATAGGTCACACCTTTGAACAGGAACGGATGAACATCGAACAGCCTCGCTGGCAGGGTCTTCTTGCCGTGGGCATTGAGGTTGAAGATGACGCTGGGGTCGGCAGTAGGCTGGTAGGTGATGATGTCTACGAGGCATCCGTCACGGTGAAAACACTCCTGGTGGGCGCGGTAGCTACCGTCCTCGATGGTGCCCTCCTTTGGGCCGTCGAGAAACCCTTCGGCGTAAAAGTTCTGCCGTAACACCTTCTTCCATCCCGAGGTGTCACCCTCCCTTGGCAGGAGGACAGCAAAGTCCAGGTCGGTGTCGGAGGAATGGGGGGCTATCTCGTACTGCCGGTACATGGACAGCAGTTGCCCAGCATAGACAGCATAGGGGTAAGGTTGCCTGCTGAGAATGTCATTGGCGACAGCCATGATGTCTTCAGCGTGATCCATGTTCAACCCTCTAGGATAACTCACGGAGCCCCTCCTTGATCTCAGTTGAACAGATGCCCTCGGTGTAGGGGATTGGGATTATCGCCACACCATTGCGGATGCACCACATGATGCCCTTGACTTGTTCGACACCCCATGACCCATGGTCGGTGCCGACGAACCTGACATTGATCCCGAGGTCGGCGTAGTCGATCTCATCGAAGGCATTGTGGGTGATGACCGCCCTCACGCAATCCAGGTGGTTGATGACATCGGCCCTCACCTCGTAGGGCTGCATCGGGTCGCCCTTCTTCTCATGGTGTATCTGGTCTGAGGCTACACCCACATACAGGATGTCACACATGGAGGCTGCTCTGTGGAGGATGTTCGCGTGACCTGAATGGAAGATGTCGAACGATCCATCTATGTACCCGATTTTCCACTTCATTCAGGCAACACCCCTTCGATAGCCTGTGAGAATTTCTTGCCAGCTAACCGAACCACTTCAGCGCCCACAG